GTTAATTCTTCAAATTTACCTAAGACATCACCAACAAAGCCACCTATTGATATAAATACACCTGCAACTTCACCAAGTGTTTCAAGTAACTCAGCAATTGAGTCACCAAACTTTTTAATTTCTTCATTATCTAATGTTTGGATAAATACAGTAGCATCTTCAATTATTTTGCGTAACGCAGGTGAAAGGTCTTGACCAATCTTAATCGCTAGACCCTCTAATGCACTTTTAAGCTCTTTATACGAACCTATTAACGTATTCTGCATTTCCATAGCTTTTTTATGAGCAAGACCGAATGAGTCTCTAAGTTGGGCTACTTTATCATCAAATTTTGCAAGTTCAGTCATTAATACAATTAGAGAGGCTTTACCCTCTTCACCTGCTATCTCACCAAGCTTAACATTTCTAGCTTCTTCACTTAACTCAGCTAAACCATCTTTCAATGCACTTAATTGGTCTTTAAATGGTATTAATTGACCTTTGGCGTTATACATGGATACACCAAGTTCGTCCATATACTTCTTAGCTTCTTTGTTACCTGCAAGTCTTGACATTACAATCTTTAACTGCGTACCTGCTTCAGAACCAACACGACCCGCATCAGCAAGTATCATTAATGAAGCGGTTGTTTCTTCTAACGAATGACCAAACGCTGTAGAAACTGCACCAACTTTTTCGTATGCGTTACCTAGTTGTTGGATTGTTTGTGCTGAGTTTGTTGCACCTGTAGCCATAACATCAGTGATTAAACCCATGTGTTGAGCTTCCATACCAAATGCGTTCATTGTACGTACAGTAATTAATGACGCTTCTTCTAAACTAATCATACCAATTGTAGCTACATCAAGTACAGAAGCTATGCCATCTAGCTGTTCTTCAGCATTAAGACCTGCCATAGCCATAGCGTTCATACCCTGATCAACCTGAGAAGCACTGTAAATCGTACTTTCACCTAATTGTAAGGCTTTGTCCTCTAAAAGCTTTAGTTCTTCTCCTGTAGCTCCTGAGATAGCACCAAGACGCACCATAGACTGTTCAAAATCTGCAAATGTACGAACTGTAGTGGTTAAACCCTCAAATGCACCATAAATTAATGCTAAACGACCAACGTGAGTTGCTAATGAAGCAAATGAACGTGACATTTGGTTTACTTGTGAAGTGGTTTGTTTAAATTTTTGATTTTGTTTTTGGAGTTTGTCTATTTGAGTGTTAAGACGCTTTATGTCACCAATAGCTTTATTTGTTTTAGCTTCAATCTCAATGATTATATTTTTTTCTGTACTAGCCATTGGTTATCCTTTCTGACTTCTTCATCTGAGCTTGATGGTCAACAACAAATTTTTTAGGCTTATTATCATCTTCTTCTCTCATAAACTTATCAAAGTCTTTTTGTTCAAATTTTGAAACTCTGTGTGCTAAAGCATTATACCTAATTTGTTCTGAATAATAATCATTGAGTTCTTCAAGTGCAGTGTTGAAGAAACCAATGCGATAATTTAAAATGTCTGAGTGACCGTTTCTAATAAGTTTAGCACCTAGATACGCTAGACTTTTTTTTTATCCTCTTCTTCATCAGGTAGCTTTTTTTCATTACCATCTTCATCATACATATTTGGATAAGTAAGACGCATAATGGCTTGATAAAGAACATCAACTTCACCAACCCTAAGTTTCATAACATCATCTTCAGTAAGGTCAGTTCCATTAGCAACAGTACCGTGTCTTGTTTCAGGGTTACCCTCGTTTAATGATATTAAATAACCGTATGTTAAGTCCATACATTTTATCTCTTTATCACCAATTTTTACCATCTTAATCTGTTCTACCATGATATTTCCTCAAAATAAATTTGATATAGCCCACCTAATTAAAGATGGACTCTACAAACTTACGCTGTAAGCTCTGTACCCGTAATAACGAATAATTTTGACTCGTCATTAGCTGTGATTAACTCAGAAGCTAACATTGAACCCTCGAAAGAAATTTTAGAAAATTCTTCTGACGATTTAAGCATAAAGTCACCTGAAGCAAGTAATGAAACTTTGTGGAATACATAAGTGTAAGCCACACCATTAGCAACTTCAGATACAAAACGTAATTGACCCTCTAATTTACTGTTCATAAACGCTTCAACACGAATGTCGTTGTAAGCAACATTATCTGCTGTAATGTGTAATACATCACCTGCAATAATTGTAGCACCAATAAATGTAATATAAGTAATATCACCCATTCTATTTAAAGTATAATCAGTATCTAGTACATAAGTAGTAATATCTGTATCATCTTTAACAACAATAGTTGAGTCATCTAAATGTTTTACACCAATAGCATACGCATCACCGTGTACTGTATTAGTTACAAAACCTAAAGATGCAGTTGTCGCAATCGCATTAGCAATAACAGCAACAGACTCGTCAGAACCTAAAAATGCCTTAACTAACATATCAGGTGAAATTTCAACTGTTTCAATAGCTAGTTTACCTGTAATCTTTTTAAGAATACTTAAATCCTCAACAGTTACAGAACCCTCTGTATTATCGTGAGTTAAAGTTTCTATTTCAGATGAAAAATTAACATTCTCAGTACCGCCAAACTCTGCTTCTGTACCTAAAACGCCATCAACTAATGGAGTGAAATAAAGTACACCACCACCTGTATTATAATATTTTGACTGTGCCATAAATATCTCCTATTTCTTAGCCATAATCTTTGCTTCAAAAAACAAGTAATCAACCTGCATTTCACTCTGCAAGTTCACATCAGAACCAACAAAATAAATCGCATTGTCAATTGCTAGACAATCTTGAATAAGTGCATCAACTAATGACTCATTGTTTGTATTTGTGACCAACGCTATCCTGATAGTACGTTGTAGAGTCCGTTCAGGATTACCCTTTACAGTTCTGTTAACAATTATAGTTCTAGGTGACTTATCACCATGTAACTTAGAATTGTCAATTAGAAATTTACTCACACCCGCTTCAGTCATTGTAACATCAACCATAATTTACACCTTTTGCAAAAATAAATTTAAACCCGTCTGAAATTCATCAGGGTCACTATCTTTAATACCATACTCTACACCATCAACCGTCAGAGTGTCACCATCTTCATTTACATAAGGTAAATCAGCATAATCACACCAAGCGTGGTAGAATGTTGAACCCATCTTATCAAGGGGTTCTTCAAATAGTTGTATCTGTACTTTTTTGATAGTTTTGGGTGACTTATAAATAGCTTCTACACTAAAGTCATCAGAAAGAAATATCTTTTTAACATCATCAGCAATTAGCTCATTAAAAGTCATAGTTCCCATTTACTTATCCAATCTTAACCAAAATTGTTGAGTCAACACCTGCACCTTTACCCTCGATAACTGTACCTGCAACAACTGAGCCTAGTGCAAGACAAGTATCTGACGCACTATCCCAATTAACTAGGTCGCCAACAACAAATGCTTCAGCTTGGTTAGCAGGTAGGTCAAAACAACCTCTAGTGTCTACAGAAATATCTTCACCTGCAAGACCTGCTGTCTGTGCAACAGCAATTGAATGTGTTGAAAACTCAACAACATCACCAACGATAGTATTTACTAACGCTTCAACGATAGGGACATTCCCATCAGTTCTTTTAACTGCAATACCCATAATATTCTCCCGAATTAATTATGCACAAGCCGAAGCTTATACATTACCTCTATAAAGACCTTTGTAGTCCTCAACCATAACACCTAAATCAAATACACCCTCGTAAACAGTTCTACTAATAGTAGACTCATTTATTTTAGTTGCAGGTGAACGATTAGTCCCTGATAAGTAACCCATTTTCAGAGTTCTATGGTCAGCAAGTAAATACCAAGCTGTAGCAGAAGTAATTTCGTGGTCTACAATTAACTCATAAAGACCTTTGTTTACATTCTGAACGCCTGTGTTATCAGCACCAAGTTTATTTAATGCAGTAAGAATTTCAGTTGCTTTAACTTCAAGACCCGCACCAACTACTAGATATTTAGGGATAATCTGTAATGGAGTTTCACCATCAATTGATTTGTGTTTAGACATAGCTAAACGACCCGCAGATAACGCCTCAGAACTTAGTGCATCTGTAGCACTATTGTTTCTAGCTACGATAAAGATACCTGAACCATCTGCCATTTTGTAATCAGTATATTTACCCTTACCTTGTAGTAAGTCATACGCTTCACCATTTGCAGTTGTCATAGCCATACGACCAAACGTAGCAAGTAAGTTTGTAAAGTTACCTAAATCATCATTGATTAGCATTTCACGAGTAAGAATGAATTTGTTACCAAATGATTTGATTTTCCAAGACTCACCTGCTTCTTTACCACCAAGTTCTTTTAAGTCACCGTTTTCAAGAACTTCATCTAAACGACCACCACCAATTGAAGTAGTAAGGTCAGTCATAACTCTAAAGTCAGGAACGTCAACCTCTTTAATCCACGATTTGTAAGTACCTGATTGAGAAGCAAATTCAGCTTCTAAAACTCTTGCACCAACTGATTGTAGTAACAGTGGAAAGTCACCTGTAACAAGTGAACGCTCTGCAACTTCAGATGGGTTAAAGCTTCTTTTATCTTCAGGTAAAAGTTGGTTACCAATTGAAAGTAGTGTCGCATGACGATATTTTTCAGCATCAGCGTGTGCGTTCTCTATTTTAGAACCCATAACTCTCATAGCAAGACCATCAACCATAGCGTCAATCATTTCACCACGAACAGATGCGTCAGACGCCTTTTGTGACATTGGTGGCTTAACTTTACTTGCAAGTATCTCTGCTCTTAGAGCATCAACTGTAAGATTTGAGTCGTCCATATACTTAGTTCTAACCGCTTCATCTACGCCATGTGTAGCACAAACAGCAGTAATGTCAGCTTGACGTCTAAGGTTAAGGTTTTCGTCTTTAAGAGCTTCTCTCTCAGTCTCACCTTTCGCTTTGTCGTCAGCGTTACGCTGAACCATAAGTTTATTCATTTCTGCTTGTTCATCAGCAGTTCTCTTTACCATGCCCTCTAACTCAGACAGGCGTTCTAATAATTCTTTTTTCATTTCTGAACTCCCAAGATTATCATCATTTTCTCTTTTCTTAGCACCACTATCGAAACCAATTCCGACTGCACTTACCTCGAAAACATCAAAGTCAGTAACGGTTACTCTATCCCGTTCATTCTCAGCACCTTGTTTCACTTCATAATCACGAATTTCGTAACCGATTGAAACGTCTGTTAATATACCCTCTGCGTACTTATTGCGTATCTCTTGCGAGTTTACATCAGAACCAAAAGTTATATCTCCCAAAAGTTGACCATTATCAACTCTTACATTTGAAACACGACCAACCGCAGAGTCAACATCACGACTATGGTCTTTGAAAAATGTATTTAGACGGTCAGTAACCGCACCATTTACATCAAGTACCTCGTCATAATATTCACCCGAACCCCAATCGAACCGTTTACCCGTATTGTCATCACTAACAAAAACGAATGATACTGTATTGTCCTCAGAACTCTCGTCCCGTTTACTA